ACCTCGATGTTCTTGTTGAGGATTTCCTGGATCCGGTTGCTCTGCTGAGCAAACAGCGATCCAGTCGGAACGGTAATAGGCATTGTTGTTCTCCGCCCCTAGGGCGGCACGGTGTGCGATGGAATCAGACCTTCGTTTCCCCACCATCCCCCACATCGAGGGCAAGGCGGCTCAACGCGTCAACATTGAACTGTCGTACCGCAGTATCAGCGGCTCCGCGGTCCATGCCCTTCTTAAACTCGGGCGGTGCCACGGGCTTCTGTGACTTCAGCACTTCCAGCTCGCCATCTGTTTCCGGCGACCGCCCGAGGGCATCAATGTCGCCGATGACCGTGCGATAGTTTCCTGCAATCGCCTTCGCCGCCTTCGCGGCCTCGTCCGCAACCCACCCCTCATCGAACCGTCCACCTTCCGCGTCACGGCGGCTGTAGAGGTTCTTGAGCGTGGTTTCACGGACCTGCTCTTGCAGAGCTCGCCAGGCACCCGCCGCATGTTCGCGGCCACGGGTCTTATCGAGCGTTTGGAGCATCCTAACGATCTCCGGATTCTTGTCAATGCTTTCGACAACCCTCCGGTCCATTTCTTCCTTCAGGAGTCGCAACCGCAACTCCCGCGTTTCTCGCATCGCCGCCTCAGCCTGACCCTCAGCCTTGGCCGTGGTCCGCTTCAGCATGCGTTCAATCTCCCGTTCATCCACATCAGCCTCCTGGTCCACACCATCCTCTTCGGCCCCACCAGCCTCGTCCTGCACGTACTCAGCGGCGTACTGGCGGGCCTCGGCGTCGCTGAACCCAGCGCCCTTCAGCACCTCAAAGGCAGCCTGCTCATCTGCGCCATCCCCCCGCATCAGACGGGTGGCGTTCTCCCGGAACCGCTCCAACCCCTGGATCCGGCTTTCGGCCTGTTCAGCCGCTTCCGCTGCTTCCTGCTGGGCCTGAAGGATCTCCCCCAGCGTGGCCTCCGTCCCGTCCTCGAACTCGAGGATGGTGTCCATGTCGATTCCTTCGTCAGCGCCTTCGTTCTGTTCTTCAGACATTCATTGCTCCTTGAGGTGGTTGTGCCTGGGGCCCAATCCGACCTGCGACCCCACCAGCCATCTGGGGGTTGACAATCGCAACATCGTCGGGGTTGGGGACCATGGCGGGTAGGGACTGTCCCATGAACGAGATTAGGGACTCACGGTATGCCTTGAACGCGTCCTGCACGGCAGGACTCGACAGCGACATGATTGGGTTTGCCATGAACGCGCTGAGCACCCTCAGCTGCAAGTCAGGGCGGGTGGTGTGCGGCGTAAGCACGATCTGCTGCGTCGTGGTCCCATCCCCGTACAGCAACAGCACGTTCCGGATCACGCTCTCGTACGCACTCTTCTCCTCTTCCATCCACAGCGCGAAGTCAAGGCCCTCCTTGAGCGCAAGCAACTTCACGCCCTCCGGGTCTGTCATCCCCGCCTGCAACAGACCCATCGCCTCCTGCTTCCGCACCACTTCGCTCTTCGGCGTCGTATCCCTCACCGTAAAGCTGATCTGGCTGAAGTTGGGAATCGGGTTGCGCTTGAAGTTGACCGTGCCCTCCTCGGGGTCAATCACGGCACCCGCAAGATCCAGCGTCAACCGATTGACCGGCAGCGCTCGATCACTCAGCAGCATCTCCCGGCTCGCATTCGCAACCAGGCTCTTGTACATCCCACCAAACGCGGCCTGCACACCGCTGGTGGGGTTCGTCATCGCCTTGCTGATCTGCTCGTCCAGGAACTGCAACCCACTCGCGCTATCCACGCGGCCCTTCTCAGCAAGCAGGTCCTGCACCGGGCTCAGGCTGTCAGACACGCTCTTCGCAAACTGCGCGACCTTCCCCGGCACATCACCGGCGTTGAACGGCTGAATCACCATCGGTCGGAAGTCATCACCCAGCAGCGCGTCCTTGCTGTAACTGACGTACCGCAGGCCCTTGCCGATGTCACGCATCACCGCGCGCTCGTTCATCGTGCCCTGCGGCATGACCAGCACGCCGTACTTGTCGATGTCGCGCACGTTGTTGAACAGGCTCTTCATAAGCCGTTCCATCTCACGCACAATGCCGAACATCAGGTCAAACAAACCAGCGCCATGGAACGTGCCGTTGTCCATGAACCGCGCAAACCCAATCGGGCAGTACGTTTCCACCTCGCTCAAGTCGCGGTCCTCAAGCACCACGTCGCCACTCGAGACGATGTACCGACTCACCGTCCCGCGCGGGCCGTCCATCCACAATTCCCGCACCTTCACGACTTCCATCTCGTTGCCGTCCGGCACACCATTGAGCGCGCCAGTGCTTGCGGAGTTCAGGATGTAGCCGTTGCCGGGGCTGTCCGCGGGCTCCTCCATGTCATGGCCCCACTCCCAGCTCCACGCGTCCATCCGCTCCTTGTGCTTCTCCAGCTTCGCCTTCCCGAACCGCTCCTGAAGGAACGTCATGGGAACCACGCGCTGCCGGATCAAACCCCTGGTCTTGGTGTGGTCCATGCCAAGGCTCGGGAACGGCATCAACTCCTTGGGATGCACAACCTCCAGATCGCTGGTCAGCCCGATGGTGGGGTGGTCAACGATGTGCCCCGTGATGCCCGCGCTGCCCAGCAGTGCAAACAGGTAGTTGAACTCCCGCTTGACCTTCTCCAACTGCTGGTCGCTCACCACCGCATCGGCCACCAACTGCGCCACGCTGCGCTCGCGCAGGCCCGCGAGGCTATAGCCCTGCCGAAGTGCCTTGGGCCGCAGATCCATCGTGTTCAACCGCGCCGTGGTCTTGTCCACGATCGACAGCAGCTCCGTACTTTGGAACTCCATGTTCCCCTCTTCATCGAGGTAGTACGGCACCACACGCGCAGTGCGAGGATCAAACACGTCAAACCGCCTGAACCCGTTCAGGTAGTACCACGCCAGGATCCACAGCGTCCGCCGATACGTGAGCTTCGTAAGCTCCCGTTCAACGTGCTGGTCGATGATCCGCCCGAGGATCCGCTTGTCAGTCGGCAGCGTGTATGCGTCACTGGCCATCGTTCTTGCGCTTCCTCAGAGACTTCCACCCTGGCGGCATCTCCTCAAAAAGCTCAACGCCCTTGAGGTTAAACGTCGACATCGGAGACGGATCAGGCGTCGGCACCTTCATGTCGGCAGGGGTTGCCTCCACGTGATCAGACTCGTGCTGCCCATAATACGCCTGGGCCAGCATCTGAAAGTATACGAAAGGAATCGTGACGTACAGGGGATTAGACGCGCGAACCTCGTTTTGCATTGGTTTCTCCTCTCAAACCGTTCATGATTGCCGACGCAGGCATGTTTCCAAAGTCCATCGCCTCGATCGCGGGAACCCCACCAGCCAGGTTGTCCCGGATCGAACCGTCCTCCAGCATCCGCTCAAAGTCCAGGCCCTCAGCAGCTCCGGTGGGGTTCTGACGGTCCAGACGCCCCCGGACCACGAACATGCTCATGGCCACCGTGTCGATAAAGTCATCGTGCTGGAGACCGCCGCTGTCTGCGTCCGGGTTGAACTGCTCGATCTGGTCGAACAGGAGCCGCCACGGCAACTGACCGCGCCGCCACGTGGGGAACTTGATGAGCCCATGCTCGAAGCGGTAGTGGAGCGCATTGATCTTCGCCGTCTTGTCCAGCGTGCCTACCCGCAGAGGAATGATCCGGGGCGGAGTCTCGCCCGTGACCTCCGACGCACGCTGCCTGACCATGCTCTCCATGGCCGTATACAAGCCGAAGGACTGCCGGACCACCTCCGGGTGAATCGTCGGGCACCCCCACCGGCCAGCCATCGCGAAGCTCTTCTCGATCAGCAACTGCTCCCGGCACTGCGCACCCCACGTGTCCAGCACAAACAGGCACGCATCCACCGGGTCGTACCCCAGCAGGGTGCAGACCTTGTAGTCGCTGTCACTCGTGTTCGTGTAGCTGGTGTCTACCGTAATGAACATCCGCACCCGGTCCCGAAGGAACTGCTGGACCGGCATCTTCTCCTCGACCCCACCCTTCCCGCGCCAGCACATCACCGCGTTGCTGCGCTTGGGGTCAAGGTCAAAGTCGGCGTCCGGCTGTTCCAGCCACCACCCATGCTTCTCGGTGGTCACCTCGCCGAAGTGCATGTCCTCCGCCTCACCCGGCTGCGCCAGGTACTCCGCCAGGTAGTTGTGGGTACCGATGAGTTCCCGGATCTCTTCCAGACTCACCAGCCCCTTCAACTTGGGGTCCGCCTCCTTTGCCTTCCGGTCAAGCGGCCACATCCCCGGCCAGCAACTCTTGCGGACACCCTCGTCCTCATACTCCGCCTTCAGCACCAAGCGGGCCCACTGGTCGAAACGGGGATCCTTCGCCACCAGGCCGGTGGGGCTCGGCACCGCCTCCATCGCGTGCCACGCGTAGTGCCTCCGACTCACGAACGTTGCCAACCACCGCACGCTCGTGTCGCGCCGGGTGACCATGGGCATCACAACCTTGAACAGCAGACGCTCCATGTACGACCGCAGCACGCTCATGCTGGTGCTGGCCTTCGGGTCATACTCCGGGTCATCGAGCGCATACACGCGCGGGCGACCACCACGCTGCCTGCTCTCGGCGCTGATGGCTCGGAACCAACTGCCGTTATTCAGGTACATCATCTCCACGCCAAACGAACGCTCGCCTCTCTTCGGCGTCAACCGACCGTCGGGGAACTCAGGACCCCAATCGTCAATAAGCCGCTGGTTCGCAAGGAACTGAGTCTTCAGGATCTGGCTCGTCTGCTCGGCGTTGTCGATGCTGCTGGTTGCGTAGATGAACGAGTAAGCCGGGCGGCTAACCATTTGCAGGAGTGCCGACTTCCGGAAACAATTGCTCTTGGCAAAGCCACGCGGAGCAATTGCGACGCTGCGTGATGCGAGCGCCCACAGCCGGTAAATGGCGAAATGC